CCTTCGGAGAAGTTGTGAGGCACATCAGTAGTCAACGTTTCAGAAGTTGCGTTTGAGTCGCAAAGCCAATCGACAGCAACCGAACCTTCGGTGTTGAAGTTGACATCTTTGCCTTCGTTGTAGGTCTTGAGAGTTATTTCCTTGGGGCCATCTGGGCCACCGTCGCCGTCATTATCCTGAATGAGAAAAAACTTGTTGTTGATGAAGTTCCATAAGCAATTTGAAATGTAAACCTGATCGTTGTTGGCAAAGCCGTGATCGCTTTCAAACGTAATAATTGCTCGATCATCGCCGCCGGTTGAAGCCGACCATTTGCGTATGAAGGAGATAGCAATTGATCCGCCAAGCGCGCCGGTGACCGATACGTTGGTTGGTGTGGACGCAGTGCCTTGGAACACCAGCGGCACGACGCGCCAGTCCGTAGCTCCGTACCTGCGCACCTCAAGCGGCTGGTAGCCTGGATGCACCAGCGTCAGTACGTCGTTCGACTGCGCGTAGTGAATGGCGAAGATGTCGGCTTCGGCGTAAGGCGTGCCTGCGTCAAGGTGCGTAGGAACCTCGTACTCACCGCTGCTAGGCTGAATCCACCAAGATGCGCTGGTGGACGCTGGGCTGGTAGCCGGAGCTGCGTAGGTCTCGCCCTGCGTGAAGCGAAAGTAGTAGACGCGCTCGTTGGGTGCGGAACCTGCGGTAACGAGCTGGCCTTGGCGATAGGCGTAGTACCCGTTGCAGTTGCCGGTGCTGTCGCCGAAAGCGATCTCCGTAACGCTCGTCGGCGTAGCCTTCAGCTTAAAGGTGCCGGATGCCTGCGACGAGACGTAGTAGACGCGATTTGCCGTAATCTCGGGCGGCAGGTTTCCCGTGGTAAAGAACACCGGGTCGCCGTTGGCAAACGTATGGCCCGACCAGTTCACGGTGTCCGTTGAGCCCGTAAAGGTCACCGCAGTGCTGATGGCCTTGTACGTAGGTGTCTCAAGGGTGTTGATGGCAGGTGCCAATACGGGCGCACCGTTGGCATAGAACCGCAGGAACGATTTGCCGGGGCTGCCAGCGGTAACGCCGATCTCAATGGCGACAGCCTGCGTCGTTGAGAACACAAACGGGATTAGCCGCGACTTCTTCGCACTGTTGCCCGTCTCGCGCACGAACTTGGTCCCAGGGCGGTTGTACGCAGGCCCCTGCGGCTTCGTGATGAAGTTCCGCAAGAGCGCTGCGCCCGTCTGGTACTTCTCAGCGTCGATACGCCCGTACATCTCGGGGCTGATCTCGCCGCCAGCAAACGACCTCGTATAGACGCGAGTGCTAGGCATGGGTCACCGTCCCGACATCCAAGGAGTGATCTGCTCAGGCTTAATGTTGCGCTGGTTGCTGTCGCTGGTCTCGGCCTTCGACAGGAAACCCATCATCATCTGCGCACAACGCTTGGCCTCAGCGGAACCCTGATCGCCCTTGATAATCGGGCCAGCCAGCATCGATGCGAGGTGCCACGACAGCGCCATCACGAAGATGGGCGAGAACTGCTTGGTATCGGTCACCAGCGCGCTGTAGCGCAGCACCGCGTTCGGCTGATCGGTGTAGATGATCTTGTAGCCGTTCTCGTCGGTTTCGATGGTGTACGGCTGCGGGACGTACTGCCCAGCAGCTACCATCGGCGCAGTGTAGTACTGCGCGTTGACCGGGGCATACGTCGTACTGTAATCGTCCGTCGCCTCCGGGGGCAGAACCGCCACCACGTTGGCGACGTTGCAGGGCATGGCATAGGAGTAGTCCCACTCGGTCCAGTCGTTGGACACCGACGTAAGCGTCTCGCGGCGCATCGTGAAGCTCCAGTTCTGCATCTGGAGCAGGCTGTCTCGAGCGATGGGATAGAACCTGGCGCAGTGCGCTGCCTGCATGCTGCCATCGGGCGGATCGATGGAAGTGATGCTTGCCGACTCGCCAAGGTGCGACAAAGCAAGGTTGCAGATTTCGATCACGCGGTCATCCCCCACGTTGGGCAACGCGCAGTTGGCGGCACCGATGAAAGCGTCTGCCGCGAGCTTGCCGTTGATGGCCTCGCCCACGCCGTTGAAGTGCAGCGGGTCGTTGCCAAACCACGGCAGGTTGAGCTTCGGGCTGTCGTTGGTGTCGATGGTCGCCGCGTAACCATCCTTGGCCGCAAAGTCCGAGATGGCCGCGTTGACCAAGCCTTCGGTGTCGCCCACAAGGGTGTTGCCGTAGAAGTTGCCCGTAAGCTCCCACGGGACGGTCGGCAGGCTCGCGTGGACCACGGGGATCTTAGACGCGGTCTTGTACGGGCTAAGGCCAGCGGTCTGGATGGTGTTGCGCAGCCACTGGTAAAAGGTGTTCAGCGTTTTGCTGTACATCTCTCGGCCAGCCTCAACGATGGCATCGCCCTCGCCTTGGAACCCGACGATGCCAAGGATACGCAGCGGCTTGGTGTTGCCTTCCGCCGTCAGCGCAGCCGGGGCCATGGTAGCGATCATCTTCTTGAGGCGCACCGCGTTGCCATCGGGGTCGCCAGGGGTCCAGTCGAGGTACTTGTTGTAGTCCCACCAACCGATGACTCCTGGGAAGCCAAAGTAGTTCTGCGAGTTGCGGAAGATTTGTGCGCTGCTGTTGATACCAAGTTCGATGACGTTGACACGCTTGCCGATCATGTTCGACACGCGCCAAGCAAACTCGATCATCGCACCGAAGCGGTGATGCAGCACGTTGACGAGGCGGGTGACCAGAGCAGAGCTGTGCGTACTCTTGTGCAGCGACGGCGGGCTGTAGATGGTGGTGTTGGTAAACGTTCCGCTATTTGCAAAAACAATAGCTGATCCGTTTTTTGTCGCAGAGACTCTGACTGAGTTTGAGCCGTGATGCGAGACAACGTAGTAGACGGTGTTGAACGAAAGTGCGGCTGGCTTTGAACCACCACCACCGTCAATTAGAATAATAACATCGCCAACGTCTGGCCTGTTAGCGTTAAAGACAATGTAGTTATCGGTGTCTTGAGTCCACGTTGCTGACGTATAGCTGCGCACTGTGACCGTGGGCGACGAGTAGGTGCTGAAGCCGATGGCCTCAAGGTCAACGTAGCTGTAGGTGCTTGGTGCCGAGGACAGGCCCACGCCCGCAACGCGCCAATAGCCGTTGGGGTTGAGTTCGCCGCTGCTGTGCTGGAACGCCAGCAAGCTGACGAAGTAGTTCTTGCGCAGGTAACGCTCAAACTGAACAAGGCCCGTAGTTGGGTTGTTGGTAACCGAGGTGTGGCTGACACGCAGGTTCCAACCGAGGCCAGCGCTTCCCGCGATGTACGCCCAATCAGTCGTGAACGGGCCGGTGCTTTGTGCAGTGCCGGTCGCGTTAATCGTAACGCTGTTGGCCGCACCAGCCTCAAGCAGCGGAGTCTTGTAGGCGTAGGTGTACTGACCTGCGGCGCGATTGTAGACCTTTCCCGTGGTGCTGGTGCCACCAGGCATCATGTCGTTGGACGGGTAGCGGAAGCCTGCGCCAGGGCCGGACCAGTAGGGGTTGTTGCGCCAGTGCGGGAGCTGTACTTGATAAGTGGTTGCAGCCAGCGGCGTGGAAGGAGACCAGCCACCGGCAAGCGTCAGAGTGCTGCCCGTGTTGGCCGTGACGGTAGCCATGGCTCCACCGGCCAAAACCTTGCCGCCGATCATCACCCCATCGCGGAACGGCAGCTTCCAAATTTGCACTGCGTTGCCAGCGCCGGGAGATGCCGGAGCTGAAAAGTTGAGGATGGCTCCAGTAAGGCCGCTTGCCTGCGTAGATAGCTGAAAAGTATTCAGCGTCGGATTGCGGACAAAGTATTCGGCAGTTAGCAGCGTGATTTGTGTAGGCACATAGTTGGGGTCAGTAGCGGCAAACGAAATCTTGTCGCCTTCGGTAAGGCCGTGAGCCGGGACATTGAGAACGTCATTGGTGGCATCGAACACGCTGGCGTTAATAGTGATTTCGTCGAAGCTGGAGATCAGCGATGTCGCACCGATGGACACCACGGCGCGCGATGCGCCCCAGCCCTCTACACCCTCGTCCCAAGCGAACGGCAGAAACACGCCAGCGGTGTCGTAGCCGGTGATGGATGCCGGGAAGGTGTAGCCTGCAACCGAAGGCGCGCCACCGGGGTAGGCCCCAGGCTCCTCGGGCTGGTACGGCGTGAGCACGCGCACGTTGGCGTAGCTCTTCCACCGGTCCTGAAGATGCACGAAGCCGCTAAGAATGTAGTCAACGGCAGAGGTCGAGCTTGGCTGGAACGCCGAGGACCACTGCACGATCAGCTCGCTGGTGTTGTTCGACAGAACGGTGGCGATGCCTGGACGAAGCGTGCTGGGCTTGCTGTCCTGCGCCTCAAACTGGGTCAACCGAAGCTCTGCCCCAACGTAGTGATTGGCGACCAACTGGTCCGCAACCGTGATCTTGCTCTGCGACCCAGCGGAGCCATGCGATGCGCCTGCGGGGTACGCCTCGATCTTGTTGATCGTGAGGTCTTGACCGGCCTGCGCCAGCTTCAGGTGCGGCGACTCGACGTATCCCTCAACGTCGCGGTCACCCCACGGACGGGCGTTGCTCTGGCCCCACCAGACAATGCCGTACTCGTAGTCATCGGAGAGATCGCCCTGAAACTGCTGGAGCATGTTACCTCTATCGAAAAAGGGGCCGCTTCAAGCGACCCCATCAAACGTCAGCTACGAAAAGAGCAACCTAGACATCGTCGCTAGGTGGTGCCTCCACCCTGCGGCCTTTGTACTTGTAAGTGTACTTCCGCTTGGGCTTCTTCAGCACTGTGATGACGGCTGGCTCCTCGGCTACCGGCTCTTGAGAAACTAGCGCTTCGGTGAGCGACTCCAAGTACCGCAACGAAGGGCCGTCGTATTCGAATACGTCCCCCTCGTTGCGGAAGCAGTTGTCAACAAAGCATTTCTCAAGAGCGCGATAGCGAGGCATAGGTCAGTCGATGACGAAGGACTTGGAGTAGTAAGTACGCCCGTTGAGCATCTGAGGGTTCAGAATCAACTCGGCGCGAACCTTGCCAGCCGTGAAGTTGTTGACCGAGGTGTACACCGCGGACATGTACCTAGAGCCGTTGGCACCAATCGACGCATTGAGGGCGCTGATCAGACCAGGCAGCGGAACGACGATCTGAGTCGCAGGGTTGTTGCCGGAAACAGCAACCAAGCGTGCAGCATCGTAGAGACCGCTGTTAACAAGGTACGCAGGGCTAGCCATGTTGGCACTTGCGCTGACGGCAAGGCCAAACTGGACAACCCCGTTGTCGGCAGACGTAAAGGTCTCGGTGACCGTCACCAGCAGGAAGAGGCACTCACCGTCACCGATGTCGCGGACCATGGACAGGTCTACGACATCAGTGGAGAAAGTGGCTCCCGCAGTGGTAATGGCCTTGCTACTGTCAAACAGCAGTGTTGCGTCAGTGATCATGGGAAGCCTCCTTTGGCTTCGGGTTAGACAACCGTGAAGCCAGAGGTGTACGCCTTGCGGCCATCCTGCATGTCGGTCGTGAACAGGCCCGTCACCTTGTGACCGGTAAACGTGCCAGCACCAGCAACATAGCGCAGCCCAAGGTAACGAGCACCAAGGTTGCCCTGCGAGGCAGTGGCTTCCGTGTTGCCGGAGACCAGAGGGTTGAGCTTCACCGTAAAGGTGTATCCCTGACTCTGGCCAATCGTGTCCTTGAGTGCGGAACCCACAACGGCATCGCTCTGCGCGACAACCTGCACACCCGTGGTCAGCGCCGCGTTGGTTGCGGTGATGGCCTGAATGTACATGTTGCCAGGAGAGGCAACAAGCGTTGCAGTTGCATCCGCCGTGATCACGACCGCAGTGCCGCCAATCGTCAGCGAAACCTGAAAGTCGTTGGTCTGGCTGGTAACCACGAAGTAGGTCGTGGTCGTGTCCAAACCGCACGAACCGGACAGGGTCGCAAACCGAATGGCGGTGCCGTTGGCAAGACCGTGAGCGTTCTTGGCAATCACGTCACCCGTATTGGTGGCGGTAAAGCCGGTCAGAACCGCAGGCTCCTCCGTGATGCTGGCAACGGCATAGACGGTCCTGCCTTCGCCAATATCACGGGCAACCGCAAGATCCACCGTGTCCGTGGAAACAATCACCGTCTGACCCGCAGTGAGGGTCTGATCGGCGCTTACACTAAGAAACTTGTCCGTATACATGTGTGTCCTCCTTGGAGCCTAAGCTCACTGGACGCGGGTTTCGTTGTTGACGATGGCATCCACGCAACGGATCGGGACACCAAGGAAAGAGAGCCAGCTATAGGGCGTGCCGAACTGCGACAGACCCTCGTTGACCTTCAGCACATACTGGCTCTTGTCCATAGCGGCGATGCTAAGACCAGAGTGAACGGTGCGGTTCATGTAGAACGCAGCGCGACCCAGAGCCATGTTGGGGATGCGGTACAGGGCGCGAGCCATCAGCTTGATGAGAGCCGTAGCATCGGTCGCTTCCTGAGCGCCGCTCTGCGCGAGCAGGTCGGAAACGTCGATGTTCGGGATGCGCACCACGTAGCGCCAGTCCTTGACCACCAGACCGTTCTTCCACTGGTAGCGGGTCACCATCGCCTGCATGCGATTGGCAACGCTGCCGCCATCGGTGTAGACCGTCTGCTCGCCGAGGTCTTCGTGCAGCAGGCCAGCCTTCGAACCCTTCGGGAACGGGCAGTAGACCGTCTGGTCACCCCAGACAACGAGGAACACCGAAGTGTTGTCGCTGCCAGTGCCGCCAGCGTCGAGGATGTTCTGGGCGTTCGCCGCCGACAGCGAGCTGTAGCGGGGAGCCAGGCCAAGGAACTGCTTCGGGTCCGCCGAGGGATTGCCGTAGAACAGCGTGGTGGCCATCGTCTGGTTCATGGCCTCGAGGAACGCAACGTCCTCGGACAGGCGGAACTGAGCGGTGTTGCCGTTCAGCATGGCCAGATCCTTGTCAACCTCGGAGCGGGCTTCGAGGATGCCGCAGCCCTCGTCCACCTGAGCAGTCGTGCTCTTGCTGGACGGGATACCCTGGTTCAGCGCACGCCAGTAGACGGTCGGCAGACCAGTGCGGATAACCACGCGCTCGCCAGTGGGCAGGTTGCCCTCCTTGAACACGCAGTCGGTCAGAATCTCGTTGGTCTGCGAAAGCAGTTCAGCAACGACGGGAACGCGACCCTCGGGGTCGGTACGCTTGGCCCAGTCGGCCAGAGTCAGATTGTTGGGAGCAAGAGTTGCCATCGGTCAGTCTCAGGGTTGGTTAGAGTAGAGAGCAGAAGCAAAGTCGCTGAAGCTCTTGAGACCGGCACCCTTGCCAGCCGCAGGAGATCCACCGACAAAACGATCCTCACTGATTGCCTTACCGGCCCGATAAAACAGGCGGATCACCTCCGGGTGATTGCCCAGGCCCGACTCGTTCAGCAGGGTTCGCAGCTCTGGAGATCCAAACGCATCCAATGCTTTGCGGGCGACTCCAAGGTTCTCGGCCATCTTCTCGCCGCCGAACTCCTTGTCGGTCTTTGCCTGAGTTGCCCACTCTTCGCGGATGCTGTTGATCTGTTCGGCCTGCCTCGCCTGTAGGGCGGGGGCCATCTTGTCCAGAACCTTCTGCGCTGCGTCCTGGGTCAGGTTCAGTTCCTTGGCGACTTCGGAGTAAGCGTTGATCACGCTCGAGTCGAACTCGTAGCCCTCATGGGCCTTGAACTCGTACTTCTCTGGAGCGCCAATCTTGGCGGGTCCAGCGTTGTCGCCAGGCTTCTGATCGGTCGCGGCGGGCTTCGGGGTCTCCGTAGCCTTGGCCTGCGGCTCCTGAGCCGGTGCTGCCTTCTGCTGAGTCACCAGCGTTTCGGCTGGTGCGGGTGCTGCCTGTCCTTCAGTTGGATTCGTTGCGGTCATCAGCACTTCTGTCACTTGCGTTCTCCTTTACCATCGTGGGGTAAAGCTCTGGGCACTGAGCGTGGATCATCGCTAGCGTGCGATTGCCGTAGTTCCTGCCACCTTCCAAAAATGCCATTAGCATTGCGTTGGTGTTGAACGACAGCCGGAACACGCCGGATTGGTCCAGAAGCCGCCACACAATGCGACGGCCCCTCTTGGAACCCATGAGCCATTTAAGGTCAGACTCCTCGGATTCGCGCTCAAGGCGGTCCTTGGCAGACTTCTCTGCCTGGGACTTCTCCTGTCCGCGAATGTCGATAGGGTCATAATCAGACACGGTTGACCCTATGTATTGGTCTCCTGATTATGGGCACTGTCACGGCCCGATCTCCTGCTGCACCTGTTGCAGCCCCAGCCTTGCCAGCGCGATCTGCGGCTCCTGCTCCGTCACGTCGCTGTTGGCGTACAGGTCGAGCACCTGCTGTTCGGTGACGGGTATCTGGTACTGCTGGCACGCGGCCCAGAGCATGGCGCTGTTGCCGGGGTAGTTGGAGGTGACCACCCACAGCCCGTCGGGGTTCTCCTCGTCGTAGACCAGCTCCCACGTCTTGAGCGGCAGCATCGGACCCCACTCGGGGCCGATGGAGCCACTGTCGGCGTAGTGCGTAGCGGGTTCCTGTCCCGTGGGCGAATGCTTGCCCAGCCACATGTTCGCACCAGCCACGGGGCTGATGCCCACGGCGATGGCGCGTGCGAGGTCTACGTCCTCGGCGCGAACGACCATGCAACGGTAAACGTCGGTCACAGCGTCACCCCCATCTTGCTTGCCATGTAGGACTGCGTGGCGGACTTCTCGCCTGCTGTCAGCACGCGGTTGATAGCCAAGGCACCGTAGATTTTGCAATCTGAGATCAGGCCAGCAGGTCGCGTCTTGCCGACATACAAGGTTGTCAAAGAACCAAACACATTTGCATTTGCGGCATTTTGAGTATTGACAGTATTTACTTCAATGGTCGTGAGTGATGTTTCAAACTGCGCCAAAGCAAACTTGCGTCCTGCAACAGTTACAGATGACGTAATAACCTGCGTGCTCGTATCCCTGTCAGTAACAGAGTTGGTATTAGATGAAGCGTGACTAAGCACTTTATAGTTGTTGTCCGCAACAGCCAAAGACATGATGCCGCCAGTCACGCTAGCGGCAAGGTTGTCAATGCCAGCGGCCAGCGTCAGCGGGTACGCGCTCTGAGTTACGCCAGCCTGCAACCAGTCGCCCGTACCGTCCGCTGCGTCAAACCACAGATACGGCCTGAACACCTCGCCGCCCATGGTGCTCGTCGTGGCGTAGGTCGGGGGCGTGGACAACGCGGGCAATGCCGCGATGCGCTGG